AGAATGCAGTTATTTTGAATACTCATTGTGGGGGTCTCCTATCAGGTGCCCATATTGTATGCCCAGTGGACATCCTTAGTTGTGGAAGAGCCGAGAGGCTTGAACTGTCCGCGCCATGTGCAGATCACGTGAGTGATACCGCGTGTCGCGTCCCGCTGAAGCTCAACGCGCCGTCCGCGACGTGTGTACATCTTGAAGCGCGAAGCGTTCATGAGGAGGATACCCGACTTGGTTGTAGTCGTGCCATCGTAGTTACCGCTGGCATTCAGATCAGCCGTAACGAAGTCGCTCAGAATAATTCTGGCTCCCCCGAGGCGGGCAATTTCTCCATTCATCACTGACGCGCCGGGCCCGTATTTTTCGAGAGTGGAGACCTGATCGAGGCCTGCAATATTCGAGTAATACGCCTCTGGGCTCATGACTGCCACAAGCTCACCCTCTGTGCCGCCGAGACCACGAGGGGCAGCAAGGCTTGCGATGTCGCTAAGGAAAGTCGCATAGCTGAAGGTCGACCGATCGTCCTTGTTGCTCACGTCGTTAGCGCGTGCGCGCAATCCAACCCAGGCCTTTCGGTGATCGATAGAGCCACCACTACCGGAGCCCCAGAGACCGCGAGCATTCCACGATGCATAACTGTCAGCAGGGCTGGCGGCTGTGTCACCGTTGATAATGCAGTCGTCGATTCCATAAGACAGGGCGCGAACGGCCTCGTCGCGGAGCATCGGAAGCATATCGAAGATGGCGTCCTCCGCCGCGTCGTCATCTACGACGACCCTAACGCTGAGTCCCTTCGGTGCGATTGTGCGCTCTGCTGTGGTCAAGCTGGAAGGCTCGAACTGTGCAGGGTTATCGCTGGTGACGGTGCCCTTGAGATAGGGACGGAGACCGGCAGACACGATCGGCAGAGTCTGAGAGTTAGAGCTGACTGCGATCTCCTGAAAAAGGTTCATCACGTCGGCACGGACGACGACCTCGCGCTCCAGCATGGGGAGCACTGGGGCGGGAATGAACTCGCCACCGCTACCGGACTGAGAGTCGAAGGCCTTCTGGATGACTTCGGGAGCCTGCTTGATGAGGTGCTTGAGGCGGGCCTGGGCCTTCTGGGGCACCTTTCCACCCATGGCGGTCTGCATCAGGTTGAAGTCTTCACAAGCCTTCTGGAAGGTCTGCTGCCACTCGTTGTTCGTGTCGTCGTCAAGGAGTCCATTCAGGTGGACGCCATACTGATTCTCGCGACCGGTCCAGCGGATGCCCTTCTGGTCGACATACTTGGCAAGCTCGGAGTCGGCTGGCGAGGGGCGAACCTGTGCGGCGCGTGCCTCCACGAGTGCCTTCTGTGCTGCCTTGACGTCAGCGGACATGGCGTCGAGGTCTGCTCGCAGCCTGCCGTTGTCGTCGCGTAGCTCCTTGGCTGCGCGGTGTACTTCAGACAGGACGCGCTTCGCCTGTTCTGGGGTAGAGAGATCTGGTCGATCATTGCTCATGATTTTGGCTCCTTCGCCAGTTTAGACGGGCAAGGCCCGAAGAGTGAATCTAGTGGGTGGTCTCCGAAGACCTCGCGCATAACGTCAGGAGCGGCGGCCTGTTCGACCTCCTCTGCCTCGCGCTCTGCTTTAGCATAAGTGATGACATAGGTGTCATCATTTTCTTCGAATGCGATGATGTGTCGCTGCTTATCCGGCTCGACTGAGCGGATGGCGAGCGCTCCGGGGTGCGCGGGAATCGGCACTGCGGAGAGCTCTAAGAGTTCAGGGTTAAAGTAGACGGCTCCACTGTCGCCTCGGTACGGGCTGTCTTCTGGAAGCTCAGAGCGCGGAGTCACAGAGCCGGGCGCGAATCCGACAGAGACCGCCGATAGGAAGCCTCTGCGAAACTGGCTGGCGACCGTCTGTCCCAGCTTGTTCTCTTCGCTCTCGTCCCATTCGATCTCTGCAATCAGCGAACCGTTCACGACCTTCAAGGACTCGACGCGACCGACCGGAGGGATCGAGTAATCATGGGCCCATTGCACGACCGGGTTAGCTTGGAATCTTTCGAGATTCCAGCTTGGATCTACAATATCATTGTATCGGTCAGGCGTCGGAGCCGAGGCGATCACGGTCGTGGTGCCCTTCTTGGTCTTGCCCTCTTCCTTGTCTTCGTCCTCATCATAGGGAGCGGCTCGGTTGACCTGCCCGTCTCGCCTGATGATCATGCCTGACTTGTCCACGTTGATACCCTCCTCGGGTCTGATGCTCTTCGCTTCGTCTGCTGCGTCCATCTGTGCGACGAGCTTGTTAGACCAGCTGACCCCAGCGTCCCCGGACCACAGAGCCCACGCGACTCGACCGGGAGACGGGTAGCCGTTCTCTCCTGGCTTGAAGCCTTCGCCCTTCTTGTCGACCTCATGACGTGCCAGCCATGCCCGCATCTTCCGAGCCTTGTCTGGTGTGATGTCGTCGCCTGCTGCGATCTTGCGTGCCCATCGGACCGTGGCGGGGGTTAGACCGTCTCCGCTGTGTCCTTGAGCGTGCCACTCCAGCCCGCGCGCTGCTTCGAGCTGTGCGCCCTCTGGGGGGCTGAAGTCGATGTCATCGTAGGCCGCGCGAGTCTTCATTAATAGTCTCGTGGGCTTCGAGCATCTGAGAAGGGCTTGCGGCGTGCGCCCTCTTCTTCGGCGCTCTCTCTGTCGATGAACTGGATCGCATTGCATCGGCAGTTCACGTCGAAGGATGGATCGCCGCTCGTGGCTGGAATGCGGATGGCTCCCGCCTCGGTCTGGAAGTCCTCGTCTGAATCTACGACCTGACCATCAAGGGCCATGTGTGAGTCTCTGACGAGGTCGTCTCCAGCGGTGTCCCACATCTTGTAGATCGTGAGGCCGATGTCTCTGCCCTCGTCCATCGCTGACTGTGCGGCGGAGTTGCTCAGCCGTGTCGCCTCAGTGCGAGCTATCCGCATAGCGCGCGCCCTGTCGAAGACGTGGCTTGCCTCAAGGCGCTTCGCGATCTCTCGGATGGGGAGACCCTCTTCGAGGCCCTTGCTGACGAGGTCTCGGATCTCCTTCGAGGTGTACGTGTTCACCAGCGTCGAGATGCGGCTCACCTCAGCGTCGGTCAGGTTCTTCTTGCGCACTGGATTCCACTCAACATCCTTCATGCGCTTTCCGAGCTGCCTCTTTGCTATCTCGAAGCTTGAAGCGGCCACGGCTGTGACGACTGGACGGCTGGCCGCTGCGAGGGCTGCCGACTCCTCCATCTCGTCGAGGATCTCTTGGATCTCTTTCTCTGTGAGGCTTCGAGTCACGGCGCCCGACATAGCCTTCCGGCCTACAGCCTCAAGCCTGCGAACCATGCGCCGCTTCTGACCAGAGAAGAACTCCGATATCATGCGCCGGAATGCTCTCTCGGCTGGACCGTGAAGCCTGCTGATGTACGAGCGCCAGACGGTCAAGCGCTCCTCTCTGGTCTCAGGTACGGGGTACTCATCAAGCGTCAGCTCTGGGTCATAATACCGTTCTAGCGCCTGAGCCCGAGTCACTACCTCGTCCCCCACCAGGGCGCCGACAGAGCGTGTGGCTTGATCCTCCACCTCATCAGAATCAGCCCCGTCATCGTCAGAGCTGAATCCGAAGTCCTCCCCCTCTGGCAGGTCTGCAAAGCCCTCATAGGCCGCAGCGTCCGCCAACCCAAGACCCATATCCCACCACATTTTCACCCGTGCGACTCGCTCGTTCCGGGTTTCCTGCAATGCCTCGACAGCGCTGAAGTCGTGTTCTATCCGCACACCCTCAGAGTTCGGGAAGAGCTGCGCGAGTCGGCTGAATTCGACGTCAATGAAGGCAGCCCGAGACTGGAGGCTACTCCAGTATATGCGGCTCTGCTCGCGTGCCGTGGCATAGTTCGCAGAGGGTAGCCCGACCCGTGTGGGTGGTACGCCGAAGACGGCCAGCGTGCTTTCTCGTGTTAGCTGTCGCTGCTGGATGAATTCCAGGTCTCTGGGCGTCATCGACAGCGAGTCGAACTTGGCCGCGCCGCCGAGAATCAGGAGGCCGCTCTGCCCTTTTAGCTGTGACGAGTAGGCGGCTCGGATGCGTGAGATCTGCTCCTTGCTCCACCTGTCACCGTCTTCTGTCGGTGAGATGATGCCGGAAGGGCGGCCCGTTTTGGCTGTCTCCTCTGCGCTCCTCAGTGCGGCCAGCTCTGTGCGGAGGTCGTGATCGAGCGGTCTGATCGAGCCAGTGCCGAAGAGGTTGCTAGGGTCATCTTCCCACGACGGAGAGCGGACGTGCATCACCTCTTCCCACTGATAGCCCTTGCTCCCGTTGCCTGAGTCATAGAGGTATTCACTCGGCTGTCCGTCGCTCCAGGGCTTGACTGTGACGCGCTGAGGAATCATCCGAAGCAGGGCCATCGGCTCACCCTCTCCGGCGATCAACGCATACGCGTCGCCCGTCAAGACGTAGTCCACGATCTGTTGCTTCCTGAATAGCTGCGAAGATACGCGCGTGCTAGGCGCTGCGAGCAGGTCAAGCGCTGGATGAGAGTCAAGCCTCTCAGCGCTATCACCGTGGCCCCTGACGGCTACCAGAGGCAAGCCAGAGAGGTCGCTGCTGATAGCGTCCATGCAGGCGTACACGTACGGGAAAGCCGCATAGGCGGACAGGGCATCACCTTTCGGATACATCGGCGCGGCTGCCTGTGCTGCGGCATAGTCCGCACCCGCTACGAACTCGACCTCACCCGAAGGAAGGAGGCCTATCGACTTCAGCACTCGCGCGAGGAGTGTGGGTCGCACCACAATTGATTCATCCGACATGGTCGGACCGTATCAGAAACGGCACGATCTGTCCCGTATATTTCTATACACGGATGAAGGGCGCCCCCTTGCGGGGGCTGGTGGTGGTTAGGCTAGTTCTAAAAGGTCGCGCTTGATGTAGGAAAATTCTCCAGTTTCGACGCATTTAATTTGCGCCATTCCGCCGATCGCCCGACCCGTCCCAAGATCCAGACGGCATCGCGATCTGATGACCTCGTAGATTCGGCCACTGTTCAGCAGGACGCAAACGGCACGAGGAGGGATTTTCGTTTCGCCACAATCCGTCATCCCGCGACCCATGGCACTGTTAGCCCAGTCTATGCGCTCCTCATGTGTGGTCGGGCGAAACGATTCAACGATTCCGGCCTCATCGTGAGCGTAGTGACTCAGGGGGAATGGGCGCGCACCTCCTCCCTGGACAGTGAAGCACTTGGAATCGTTTAGCTTTACTTGGGTGCCTTTGATCATCTTCTGAGACATGATGTCGCTCCTTGGAGGGGGCTGGTTTGTGTCCCGCCTCATGGATACACTGTAACCTGTGCACAGGTTATAGCTCAGAAATATATAGGGCAGAGAGGGCTAATCGCACCACTGCGCTCTAATATTATTTTGATCGGGGCTGATCGATCGGCATTTATTCGCGGCGCACGCGTCTATCCGGCCTCGAACGTGGCGCGGTTGAGATGGTGCAGCAAATAGCGCAGAGCGTCCATACAGTGATCGTCTCGCTTGAGAGGTCGCTCCTTCTGGTCTGCCTTGCTGCGGCGCGTGTCCCAGACATAGCCCTCGATCTCTCTGATGACGTTGACGCAGCTGGAGTGGACGACGAGGTGAGGCCTACCCTCCGCGTCCGGTGCCAGCCTCTCAGCGACTGAGCTGATGCCGGCTCGGATCTCTTTCTTCGCCTTGACTGTCGGCATGTCGTGATCTCTCGCCATCGAGATACGCGACCCTCTGTCCTCTGGGTCTGCCACGATGACAGCCGGCTCACCATACTCAGCGAACATCTCCCGCATCGCTGTGACGTGTCGCGATAGCGTCCACTCAGATTGCAGGTGCTCGCAGATAATATGAACCACCGAATCCGCAGGGTCGACCGCTGCGAGCAGACAGGCGAACGGGTTCCGGGTTCCGAAGTCGATACCGGCTATACGCGTCCAGTGCTCTGGTACCTCGAAGGGCTCGACGACGTGCAGCTCTCTGCTCCAGTCCTGATACACGCGGCCTTCCAGCTGCGTGAACTCACCACGGGCGCGGGCTGCCTTCTCATGGCTGCCATAGCTCGCCAGGATGGTCTCAAGCTCATCGCGTGGGATGTGGGGATTATCGGCACCGTGGATCCACTTGCACAGGCTCCCGGGCTCTGGATCCTTGACGAAGCGATCCCATATCCACGTCAGCCCTCGAAGGGGTGTCATCGTAATGTACGCGAAACCACGCCTATCCACGAGACGCATGCGGGCCTCATTATAGACTGCCTCATCCTCCGGATCTTCATCGAACCACGCCGCATCCCAGGCGTCTGCCTGGAAGCTTCGAGCCCCCTGGTCGACCGTCTTGAAGAGCACGACGCCCCCGTTGGGTAGCTGTGCGACCGCCTCACCTGCTCCGTGCCTGTTCTTCCAGTAGGTGCCCACCGGCAGGAACTGCTCGACCTTGGGACGCTGTACCCTGATCGATTCGTTCGACGTCAGCGAGATGCAGCACACCCGGCCCGGCCTCTTGTAGATCGCATCCTCTGGGATGCCGTTGTCCCTCATCCACTTAGCGACGCCAGGATTCCCACGCCCCAGAGCTATCGCCGCCGCTATCATGGCTCCCGCTTCCGACTTGCCTGAGCGGTTGCCACCCACGAGAAGACCCACCTTGACCCGCCGCTCCATCAGCGCCTGAACCGAGCGCTTCTGTGATGTGCGGGGGCTCGGCCTGTCCCAGAGTGCGCGAAAGGCGAGCGGATAGAGCTCTAGAAGCCGCTGGAGCTTGATCGCGGCCTCATACCCCTCAGCTACCAGCTCGGAGCGCTCAGGAGCCACCAGAGCCTCCGAAGGGTAGATCCCAGCGGATGCCGGGCTGGCGTGGCTGGGCTCGTGCCCATCTCACGAGTGGATCCCACTTGTCGATCCACGCCTCAGCATCTGCTCTGTCTTGCTCATGCTTGCCCGCTGATAGCTGCCTTGTGACGTGGGGCGCGGCCTCGATCAGCGCTGCAAGT